CATCGTAATAGCACCCACATTCTTAAGTGCATGAACCTCATTAGCAAAACGACAGTCAGTAATTACAATGTTTTCATTAGTTTGTCGTAGTTTGTTTTCAACCGATGCTACCCAAATATCAGTATGAAAGTTATTGCGGCATACTTCTGTACCCCAATATTGTAAAACCCATCTAGGTGTAATGTTCATACCTAAACGTTCACTCCACCATTCATCACGTTGTTCACGCCATGCTCTGCTTGTTTTAGTAGACCCTTCTAAGTATTCTCTATCCCAACCAAATACTGCGGCTACTGCATCTTTCAATGATGCCGCATAACTCATACGTTTAAATCCATGAAATGTACAAAGATAGTCAGCAATAGTATCTTTGCCGCTTCCGATTAATCCTGTAACTCCAATAATCATAAAAAAACTCCCGTAGTACACATTATACTACAGGAGTCTTATTAAGTAAAGAGTTATTTTACCCTTGTACCCAAGTCAACGGTTGACTGTAATCTACATATCGTTTTAATTCATCAATGAGGGCTTCTTGCAATGCTTTGGCTTCTGCTTTCATAGCGGTTCCATTCAACGTTGTTCCACCACCTGGTCCAGCAATAGTTCCAAACTTTTCACGTGCCTCACCAATGATTCCCTTTAGTACGGCAAATATAAAATCACCGATCCAAACACCTGCACCCGGGTCTTGCAACAATACTTCTTCGGTACGTTGTACATCTGCCCAGACAAGGATACGTTCACCTGTTGCTTTAGGATCACGTACAATACGCAATACTTTGGTAACCGGATCGAAAGTATAGACTACGTAGCCGCCAAACATACGTGCGGCTAATTCAACATAACCTGCATAAAAGTCATATGTTGCCATACCACCTGCATTGTTATAGTTTAATAGGTAAGTGTTTAAGATAGCACTACTGAATGGGTCAAAACTGCTAGAACCCGGTCCTGTTTCTAGACCAACTGTACGTCTGTACAAACATCTAACATTGATAAATTCTTGGGGTAGTGTATATGTGTCAACGTTCTTAATGGTAGTCATTAACACGTATGCTTCCGCAGTAGAATTCTGCGCTCTTTGACGATATATTTTCATTGCGTAGTTATATGCCGCTTCATAATGTTGCGGGTCTAATTCTAAGTCAATAATACCGTCACCCAAACGATATCGTATGTTGTCGAATAGGGCTTGCTTCAACTCCGATAGCACCATGCCGTTGGGAGTAGAAAGTATGTTTGGCGTTATAATTGGAATAGTCATATTGGTTACCTGATATTGTATTTATCAGGTTAATGTGTTTAAGATATTCTTAGGCAATGGCGAGTAGATATAAATCTACAAGCCAAAAAACATTCTTGAGGAACCATAGGCGATGATGAATTAAAAGATTATGGTGGAGGATTGTCTATGTCTCACCGACCCCGTGAAGGGACTTTTCCGCATTCGCTGTTAAAGTGTAGGTATATTCATCAGGATTCTACACACAGCCCAAAAGTATCTATCGCAATTACTATCTTTTGGCATTCTTAAAGTGTATTACTACATCACAACCGTTAAGACATAGGAAATGGTACTGCTCAGTGGGCAGTCATTTAGGCATCCCGAAGGGTAGTCCTATGAATAGGGTCACACATGGTGCTTAGGCTTAGACCCATCTCTACCGACACAACACTATTTGAGGTACGGATTATAGATACACTTCAAGGTGGTATTTACCTGTGCCTAATATTATTTTACTTAGATTTACAATTATTTCCGTGCCATCTTACATGATTTCCCTTAGAGGTAATTTTACCGCAGTATTCACATATAATCTGATATTCAGGTTTACACATTGGATTATTTTTACCGGTTTTTAGAGAATTCAGAGCAGAGAGTTTTGAATTTTTCTTCCCGCGCATAGCACTTACTTTCCCAAACATTGGATTTTTATCTCCTACATTTGCTGAATTTCTGGCACTAAGTTGTGGATTCTTTGTTCCGTACATAGGATGATTGTCCCCGGATCTGAGAGAATTTCGTTCTGCTACTCTAAGATTTTTTCTTCCATAACAAGGATGATTTTTTCCGCTATCTGAACCACCTGTTTCGGGTATTTTGTTTGCCCACTCAACACTATCAACTACATTCCATAATTTACTATAGTATCGCCCCCATTCACTTAGTTCTTCTTTAGAATGGCACTCTTTGATAATTTCAGTATCAATGAACTTACCAAATTCTTTTAAATGAGATTTCCATTCTAACCCAGAACCTAAATATTTATAGGGATCTTTAGTTGTCTTGCCAAGATATTTCAACCCAGTAACTTGATGAGTTTTTTTGTATAGATAAATAATCATGCTGATTGCTCCTTGAAAGCATTAGAGTAACTGGGAAGTCCAATTCCGCGAGTTACACTAATATTTATCTTATACTTTAAATATCACCATCTTTGCGGTTTTCTGAATAATGTGCGTCAAATGACCCGCCTGGATATCTAGACTCAAGTTTTTTGATATTTTCTTGGATCACATCATTCGGGTCTACATTAAGTGCGCGGCAAGCATTAACCCAGTACCACATTATATCTCCTAACTCCCTAACCATATGGAAGACATTTTCTTCACTCAGTGGCTTACCTTGGAAGATGATCTTCTTGGGCACTTCGATGAACTCGCCACTCTCAGCCGCTAAACCAAAACATGCTGTGATAAGCAACGGGACGTTGATATCAGGACCATGTGTGTTTGTCGTTGAGTCAAAGTTGCCATCGATTTCATCGAGGCGACTCATAAATGTAGTCAAGTCATTGCTTGCGTGGCTTGTTACAGCCTCTACGAATTGTTTGTATTTGTTTAAATCAATATTCATTAAAATGCTTTCAAAATAATCATTCCCTCATTAAAGCGACCATTCGGTGTCGTACTGACTGCTTTAATATCGTTAAAGTATTTACGAGCCGCGGGCTTGCTTCCCATAATCTCTTTAACCTGTTCACCCGGCTTACGCAGGGTTTTAACTTCTGACTTTGTAGTATCAAAGCCCAATAGGGTACTACCTTTGACAGTGAAACTCTTAGAGTACTCATCGGCAATGTAGTGATGCAATTTGCGTTTTGCAGTGTCATAGACCCATGCTTCGCTTGCTCCATGTAATTTTACAGGACTGATAGACACCAAGTCAAGTTTTGCGGCAACATCTTTAAATGTTTTGAGATACTTTAATTTAGCCACAATCTTTTCAACGGGCACTGCCTTACGTTGACGAGGGGCCTTGCTTGCTTTCTTAACTGAGATGTATGCATTCAAATCGGTCAACACTTGTTCAATAAATTTGACAATGTTTCTTACTTGAATCTTTGTGAGGTGACTATAGCCCTCAATCAGTTGTTTATCTTTGCCTTCTTGTAGATCGGCAAATTCTGTTTGCTTGCGTTTCCAAATGTCAGCAATTAAACCGATGTGTTGTGGCATCACATTAAATTTAGCAACAACATCCATTGTCTTTGACTTTGGTTTTCCCTCAGTAACAAATTCATCGAATACCGCTTCCAATTCACCGGCGGCATCTTTTGCCTTTTCACGCAAAATATCTTGAATGTTAGGACGATTAGGAGCTTCAACTACCTCACTAGAAGTTTCTACAACTTCGGGTTTATGAAGTGCTTTTAGTAGTCGGGAGACTTCATTCTCAAATTTAGTATTTTCACTTTCATTAAGTTCAAGACCTCGTAACTTCATACGTGCGAGCCAGCCATATGTATTAATGAATACACTGTCTGCGACTTTACGCATAATCTTTGCTTCGGTCGTGCGATCGGAAAGTTCTAAGTATTGGCACATGAGTTCTTTGGCATCTTTTTTGCCATAGAAACAATTGTACCAAGTGAATGCGTTAGAAAGTGCAGTAAAACGCATACCAGGGTCGGGTTGTAATACGAACAAAGGCTCGCCACCCATATATTGCGTGTCAGGGTTTCTCGGGTTCAATGCTTTAACTTGACTGTGGTCTTCTGAATTGCGTTTACGTGTAGCCATTAGGCACTCCTTTGTATTGATTTAGCTATTATAGCATAACCCATATTTATTGTCAACCTAAGGATTCAAGCGTAGGGCATTGCGATAAATACTATTATGCCAAAGTTATCCTTATACCGCCCAAATAAACAGAATGATTATCGTTTCTTTGATAGAACTATATCGGAAGAATTGCGTGTTGGCGGCACGGATTTATACATTCACAAGTATTTAGGTCCTACTAATCAAGGACCTAGTATTGATTATACTCAACCTGAATATGATACAATGAGTCCGTTAAATATTCAGGATTTACTATTTTTAGAGAATAGAGATAGAACATATGATCCTAACATTTATAGATTACGTGGTCATTATAATGTACAGAATCTAGATTTTGATTTAAGTCAATTTGGTTTATTTTTAAATAACGACATTATCTTTATTACTGTTCATTATAATGATATGATTGACTTGGTTGGTCGTAAGTTAATGGTGGGTGATGTATTAGAATTACCTCATTTATTAGATTATAATCCATTAAAAGAAACCATACCAGTAGCATTAAAAAGATTTTATCAAATAACAGATGGTAATTTTGCTAGTGAAGGATTTAGTCCTACATGGTATCCGCATTTATGGCGTATTAAATGTGAACCATTAGTTGATAGTGAAGAATTTAGTCAGATATTATCTGAACCAATTAATCAGGATAATTATCTTGGATTATGGGATAGTAATAAAG